CCCCCACCGGAGAAGCAGATTACGATTTGGAAGCTGGGCCGCAGCCGTTGCCGGATGACGATGGCTACCTCGCCGCAGTGCAGGCCGAGCTTAACGATGTGCCTTGGTATGCACCCGATGACCTGACCGAGTTTGACAACCAAGAACCGCTGATCTGATCGCCAACCAGCTTAGGAGTTGCACCGATGCCGAAAGCCAAGCGCAAAGCCACGCCGCAACCGATTGGCGACTTCGTTGATCAGATCAGGGCAGGGGAGGGCTTCACCGATGCCCGCGTGGTGATGATGCCCGGCGAGGTAAAACGGGAGGCGCTGAACACCAAACGCCGCGCTTGCCCGGCCATGCGGTGGTCTTGGCTGTCTGTGGATCAGCGGGGCATCTTGGTGCTGTTCGCCCAGGCCGCCGATGACGCGGGCTATGGCACCGTTCGCAGCGCGCTGTGTGAGCCGACAGGCGAGGGCATGGGCAACAGCGCAGAACGCCTGTTTGCACGCCGGCAGCGTTACGCCGCAATGCGCAACGCCTGCCGTGACCAGGCGGCCATGATCCTGACGTGTGAGGCGCTTGATCCGCCAGACCGCGAGACGTTTGATCAGACAGCGCGGCGGCTGTGCGTTGGCAGTCGGGATGCAGCACGGTTGCGGGCGCAGATGCAGATCGGCTATGTGGCGGATGATCTTCTGGCGTGGAAGGTGATGGGTGAGAGGAATGTGGCGTGAGTAAAAACGTCGAACGCAATGACGCCATTGTTGCGGCCTTCAAAGCCGGCGCATCGTTTGCTGAAATTGGGAGGCAGTTTGGTGTAAGCTCTTTGCGCGCAAAGCAGATCATCGAACGCCGCCGCAAGGTGGAAGCTATTGCAGCAGAGGGTCACGGTTTAGGAATTAGGGCGCGCAACGTATTGCTCAACGAAGGTTTTGCAATTGATGATTGGCGGGGCATACTAGGTCGGTCAGCTAAGGAATGGTTGAACACCCCTAACGTTGGCCGCAAGTCTTATGCCGAAATTGTTGCACACTGTCACCGCTTGCGCGACCGCGCTTGACGACCCGCGCGGCAGATGATAAGAAACAGCTATTGATTGTAGCTGCGCCTAGCGCACTTAGTTAAGTGAAGCCCCTGCACCTCGCCCGGTGTGGGGGTTTTTCTTTAGGCTTCCCCTCACGGGGCGCTGGCCACGACACAAGCCCATAGCATCAGATGGCCAGCGATATGACCGCAGCAACCGAGCGCGTTCGTGGAAGAGCATGGCAGCGCATCCGGCGCGAGGTGCTGATGGCTGAACCGCTGTGCCGCATCTGTCTGGCCAGTGATCGGGTGACGGCAGCCGCTGAAGTCGATCACATCGTGCCGTTGCACCTGGGTGGTCACGCAACCTGGCGGGGCAATCTGCGGGCGCTGTGCCGTCAATGCCATGTGGACGTGACGAACGAGGCGATGGGGCATCGGGTCAAGGTTGAGATCGGACTTGATGGCTGGCCGGTGTGACCGGGGGGGCTAAATCTTCCCAGATTTCAAAGCCGGAAACCGGTTGGTGGCCTTCTTTTTGGCAAACCCAATTCAAAACATGACTGCCCTGCAATTATAGGACACACCATGCCGCGACCGAGACTGCCGGCAGCAAAGGCCGCAGTGACCGGCGCTGCCCTTCGCCATCCTGAGCGCCACCGCGACCGAAAAGAGCCTGCGAACACCCCGCTGGGCAAGCCTTCAATCCACTTGGACGACTTCGGCAAGCGCGCCTTTGAGGCGTTTAAGCGGGAACTGCCCTGGCTGACTGAGGGCGACCGTGCGCTAGTCGAGGTCGCGTCATCGTTGCGCGGGCGGCTGATTGAGGACGCTGCCGGGGTGGGCGTGTCGGCATTGCAGGCGCTATCTGCGGTGCTGTCTAAGCTGGGCGCAACGCCGACCGACAGAAGCAAGATTTCTGTGCCGGCGGATGAAGAGGAAAAAGACGATTTTTTTGGAGTGAACTAGGTTATAAGACGAAGCCCGGCAGCGCTGCAACGCCACCGGGCTTCTTGCCAAGACGATGATGGAGCATCGCATGGTTGTTGCCAGTTTAGTACCGAATAAGCGTTGCCGAAAGTGTCAACAGGATTTTCCTGCAAACACTGATTGGTTTAACAAGAAGCTTGACGGCTTAACTGCGTGGTGTCGTTCTTGTCGGTCTGCCGATAGGAAGGCGACCTACGCGGCAAATGCCGAGCAGATAAACGCAGCCGTTCGGGCTAAGAGAAGCGACGAGACGCGCGCGCAAGATCGAAAGCGTTACGCAGAAAATCCCGAGAAAAAGCGGGCATCTGTTTTGGCGTGGCGTAACGCCAATCCGGAAAAGTGCAGGTTAATTGATCAGCGGCAGTACGAAAAATTTCAGGATCGCAAAAAGAAACAAGCTGCCGAGTGGTCTCAAAAAAATAAAAAACGCGTGCAAGAAAACATGCGGGCTTGGTTTTCACAAAAACAAGCTACAGACCCTCGTTACCGTTTAGCTAATTCGATTTCTTCATACGTGTACTGGTGTCTAAAAAACAAAAAGAACGGAAAAAAGACGGCCGACATTCTTGGCTATACCATTGAAGAATTGCAGACTCATTTGGAGCGGCAATTTCAGCCGGGCATGTCTTGGAATAACTATGGTCAATGGCACGTAGACCATATTGTTCCGGTGGCCGCGTTTTCCTTCTCCTCGCATGAGGATGAAAACTTTAAAGCATGTTGGGCGATAACAAATCTGCGCCCGCTATGGGCCGCCGAAAACCTGCGCAAAAGAAACCGGCGCGAACTACTTCTTTAGCTGACCGCGCCACGGCCTGGGCAGCCGATGTCGTCGCCGGCAAAGTCATTGCCGGGCCTCACATCCGTAACGCCTGCCGCCGGCACCTTGACGATCTGAAGCTCGGCCATGAACGCGGCCTGCGGTATGACGTTGAGGCTGCCGAGCGCGTCTGGCGGTTCTTTGAGACAAAGCTGCGTTTGAACGGCGGGCAGTTTGAGGGACGGCCTTTTCTGCTGCAACCAAGCCAAGCGTTCAAGCTGGGCTGCCTGTTTGGGTGGAAGCGCGAGGACAACACCCGCCGCTTTCGCAGGGCCTATATTGAGGAAGGCAAGGGCAACGGCAAAAGCCCTTTTGCTGCTGGCGTTGGGCTTTACGGCATGATGGCCGATAGCGAGGCTGGGGCAGAGATTTACAGCTTGGGAGCGCAGCGCGATCAGGCAGCCATCCTGTTCCGCGATGCGGTCAAGATGGTTGATCAGTCGCCCGATCTGGCAAAGCGGGTGACAAAGTCGGGCGGGCCGGCGCGGGAATACAATCTGGCCTGGCTGCAAACTGGCAGCTTCTTTCGGCCAATGTCGCGCGATGCCGGCAAGACCGGCTCTGGTCTGCGCCCGCACATTGGCTTGGCGGATGAGGTGCATGAGCATCCGAGCCGTGACGCCATTGAAATGCTGGAGGCGGGTTTTAAGTTTCGCCGGCAGCCTATGCTGCTGATGATTACGAACAGCGGCACGGATCGCAATTCGATCTGCTGGGAAGAACATGAACACGCGATCCGGGTGGCATCCGGCAACCGCGAGGCAAAGGACGATGACGCCCCCTACATCGGGGAGCCGATTGACGATGATACGTTCAGCTTTGTCTGCGGCCTAGATAAAGACGATGATCCGCTGAACGATCCCACTTGCTGGATCAAGGCTAACCCGCTGCTAGGTACGATCCTGCAACCGGACTATCTCGCCAAGAAGGCCAAGCAGGCCAAAGAACTGCCTGGCAAGCGCAACGGGATCATGCGGTTAAACTTCTGCCGCTGGACGGACGCCGAGAATAGCTGGATCGCCCGCGAGTTGCTTGAACAGCGGCTTGATGATTTTGACCCGTCTGAGTTTGGCAGCGTCCTGGCGGCGGGGCTAGATTTGTCGGGCCGCAACGATTTGACTGCTGCGGCGTTTATTGCGGCTGATGGGTTTACGGAAGACGGCAAGCCCAAGTTTGCGGCGTGGGTGGAAGCCTGGACGCCTGAACAGGGCATCCGGGAGCGCGGCGAGAAAGACCGTGCGCCGTATGAGGCGTGGGCCGATCTTGGCTGGCTCCACACTACGCCGGGCGCGCGGGTTGGTTATGAACACGTCGCCAAGGGCGTGCTGGACGTTCACGAAGCCAGCCCCATTGGGGTGCTGGCATACGATAACTACGCCTTTGACCGATTCCGCGAGGCGGCTGACAGTATGGGGTTAAGCGTCCCTGAGATGCAGCACCCGCAAGCTGGCCGCAAGCGCGCCAAGACGGACGATGGTGACGCCGGGCTTTGGATGCCGGGCAGCGTTACAATGCTTGAAGAACTGCTGATCGAAGGCCGGCTGCGCTTGAAGCGCAACCCGGTGTTGATCAGCGCAATGATGTCAGCGGTGTTCGATAGCGACCCGCTGGAAAACAGATGGTTTGCAAAGCGCAAAGCAACGCAGCGGATTGACCCTGCGGTGGCGCTGGCAATGGCAATAGGAGCGGCGACGATGACGAAAGAAGCCGCGCCCGATCCTATGGTTTACGTGCTGTAATGGGTGCGCTTTCGTTCATCCGAGATAGCATCTGGCCGGCGACCTTGCCGACCGAGGCGAAGTCCTACGTTGCGCCCACACCGGGGACGGCGGCCTATTCTGATTTCGTGCAGGGCATCAATGGCCTTGTCTCCAAGTCGGGCGAGGCTGTTACGCTGCGGCAGGCGCTTGGCGTTTCGACGGTGTACGCCTGCGTGCGGGTGGTGGCTGAAGGCATGGCACAAGTGCCGTGCAAGCTCTACCGCCGCACTGCTGACGGTGGCCGCATTGAGGCGCGCGATCATCCGTTGTGGTCGCTGCTGTATCGCAAGCCGAACCTGTCGCAGACCAGCTTTGAGTTCCGCGAACAGATTGCCATGCACCTTTGCCTGGCCGGCAATGCGTTTGTGGTGGTGACGCGGGACAGCGAAGGCCGGGTGCTGGAACTGCTGCCGTTTGAGCCGGGTTATGTGCGCCTGGAACGCCAGCGCGATATGTCGGTGCGCTACTGGGTGCGCGGGCCTGAGACACGCGAAGTCGAGGTGCCTGCGTCTGCGATGTGGCACATTCGCGGGTCGTCGTGGACGGGCTGGCGCGGCGAGGATGTGCTGGCTCTGGCGCGCGATAGCGTTGGGCTGGCGCTGGCAACGGAGAGCTTTGGCAGCGAAATGTTTGCCAACGGGGTGCGCCTGTCTGGCCACCTTGAAGTTGAAGGCACGCCCAGCCCTGAAACGCTGGCGGCGATCCGTTCGACGTGGAACGCGGTGCATCAAGGCAGCGGCAATCGCCTGCAAACGGCGCTGCTGGCTGGCGGCATCAAGTTCAGCCCGCACGACGTCAAAGCCGATGAGGCGCAGTATATCGAAACCCGGAAGTTTTTGGTGCCGGAAATCTGCCGTTTCTTCCGCGTCATGCCGGTCATGGTGGGGCATCAGGACGGCACGGCCAGCTATGCCAGCGTCGAACAGATGTTTCTTGCCCACCGCACCCACACGCTTGGGCCGTGGTTTGAACGCTTTGAACAATCGGCTGAGTGCCATCTGCTAAACGAACGCGAACGCAACGAATACGAAATTGAACTGGTCGAGCATGTGCTGACGCGCGGCACGTCCAAAGAGCGCGCCGAAACGCTGGCGATCATGCGCCAGAACGGCGCGCTGACCGGAAACCAGTTCCGCGAACAGATGGATATGTCGCGGGAAAACGAAGCCATTCTCAATGAATACACGCCGGCTGCCAACCTCTTTGGGCCGCGCGACCCTGGCGGGAGTGCTGCCGAATGACGATCTATCTTGTGGACGGCAATGCCGATCTTGACCGCGTGGAAGCTGACACCTGGGCTGATGCCGAGGCGCAGCTTGCAGGCAAGGGCGAGATCATTGGCGAACTGGTAGATATTGCCTGCAAGACCGCGTGCGAACTGACCGAGATCAAGTTTGCTGATGGCGGCGATGCGATGGCCTTTGATGGCTACGGCGCTATCTTCAACAATGTTGATCGTGGCGGCGACAAGATTTTGCCGGGCGCGTTTACCGAAACTTTGGCCGAGTGGAAAGCTGGCGGTCGCTTGCCGACGATGCTTTACCAGCACGGCCAGATGGGCGGCGGGCCGGTAATGCCGGTGGGCGTTTACACCGCGATGGAAGAGGACAGCCAAGGGCTGCGCGTGTCGGGCAAGCTGTTCGATCACAGCGTTGGCCGCGACCTTTACGTGGCGCTCAAGGGTGGCGCGATTGGTGGCCTGTCGATTGGCTACCGCGCCAAGGAACTAGGCCGCCCACCGATGGGTGCTGCCGAACGCCGCCAGATCAAGGCCGCCTCGCTGGTCGAGGTGTCGCTGGTCAACGATCCGATGAATCAAGCCGCGCGCTTCACCGCTGTGAAGTCGGCTGACGATCTCAAGCAAGAGATCAAAACCCTATCTGAACTGGGCAAGCTGGTGCGTGAGGCAACGGGCTGGAGCCGGTCACAGGTGGAAGCTGTGATGAGCAACTTCCAAGCCAAATCCGATCAGGGAGAGCCTGAACAGGAAGCGGCGGACGTGGTGGCGCTGTTGCGCCGCAATCTGTCAATTCTCTCCCGATAAGGAACAAACACATGAGCATCGAAATTAAGTCCCTGCTTGAAGAGCAGGGCAAGGTCTTTGACGTGTTCAAGGCCAAGGTTGACGCTGAACTGGCCGGCAAGGCCGACGCGGTTGTGACCGACGAAATCAAGAAGCTGAATGACGCGCTGGACACCATCGGTGCCAAGATGCGCGAAGTCGAAGCCAAGGCTGCCCGCCCGGTCGGCGATGATGCCGAACGTGCTGCCACGCTGGAAGCCAAGAGCGCCTTTGCGGACTATGCCCGCAGCGGTCGCATTGCTGACGGCTATGATGCCAAGTCGGTTTCGACGGCGGTGAACGCGGACGGCGGCTTTGCGCTGCCCAAGATCATCGACCCGACCATGATCAACCGCTTGGTTGACATCAGCCCGGTGCGCTCTGTCGCCCGCGTTGTGCGGGCTGGTGGCCGCGATTTCCGCATTTTGGTCAACCGTCGCGGTGCCGCTTCTGGCTGGGTGGGTGAAACCGCCGCACGCCCCGAAACCAACACGCCTGCCATTCAGGAAATCACCCCGCCGTCTGGCGACCTGTACGCCAACGCTGGTGTGACTTCCTTTGCGCTGAACGATCTCAATTTTGACGTGGCGGATTGGATCGCCAGGGAAGTCGAAACTGAGTTTGCCCGCGCTGAAGCGGCTTCGTTCATCACTGGCGATGGCAGCAACAAGCCGCAGGGCTTCATCAAAGGCACCCCGGTCACGACCGTGGACGCCTCGCGTGCTGCTGGCGTGCTGCAATACGTTGCTGGCGGTCAGGCTGCCGCGCTTCCCACTACGCTTGACCCGTACATTGACTTGGTTGGCTCCCTCAAGGCTGGCCACCGTGCCGGCGCTGTGTGGATGATGTCCAAGTCGGTGGTTCACTCGATCCGCAAGATCAAGGCAACCGATGGGCAGACGCTTTGGCAGCCTTCGCAGCAAGCCGGTATGCCGGCCACGTTCCTGGGCTATGCTGTGGCAGAAGCCGAGGACATGCCGGCTGTGGCCGCTAACGCCTTCCCGGTGGCTTTCGGCAACTTCTTTGCCGGCTACACCATCGTGGACATGGGGCCGTCTGTGGTCATCCGCGACCCGTACACCAACAAGCCTTACACGATGTTCTATTCGACCAAGCGTGTGGGCGGCGATCTGGTGGACAGCGAAGCTATCAAGCTCCTGAAGGTCGCCACCGCCTAAGCGGAAAGAACTGGGGCCGGCGTTGGAAGTGCGCCGGCCCCAACTTCCTAAAATACGAAAGGCGCGAACATGGCCAAATTTGCAGCCCTGGCAGTGCAAGATGCGCCGCTGGACGTGATCGCTACGGCGACTGAACTCTACATCTGCAACGGTCAGCCGACTGACCGTGCCGACGCGATCAGCAAGGCGCGTCACGCTGCGGCTATCACGATGGCTGGCGGGGACTATGCCAAGACAACCAGCACCGGCAACCGCGTGCTGACTGTTGCCGCCAAGAGCGCCACCGCCAACAGCAGCGGCAACATCGACCACGTTGCGCTCTGCACGGCGTCATCGCTGCTGTACGTGACGACCGGCACCGCGCAGACGGCTAACAGCGGATCGGCCATCAACGTGGCCGCCTTTACGGTCACCGCAACGGCGCTGGTGTAAGCCAGGCCGCTGCGATGCCCACCTATTACATCGACAACGATGGCGGCAACGATGCCAACACCGGCCTGTCATTCGCCCAGCGGTGGAAGACGATCACGCTGGGCGCTACGGCTGGACGCCTTGCGGTGGGTGATACCGTCAGGATTATGGCCTCGCCTGATCCAACCAGCATTGGCAATGCGACATGGACGGGTGGCGGGCGTCCTGCTAGCCCCGCAGGGTCTCCGTCGTCTACAAATACCACACCCATCGTCGTTACGTTCGCCGCGCACGGATTGGTGACAGGCGACTATGTGTCGTTGACGGGTCAAGCTGGCAACACCAACGCCATCGGCGTCTGGATGGTCGGCACCACGACAGCTAACACATTTCAAATTCTTAACATGGACGGCAGTAACACCACGGGTAACGCCGTTGGCCCCGCAAGTGGCGGTATTACCAAAGTCAACAACTGCATGGTCAAGAC